TTGACATGGCACGACGGATTCGGCTGGACCTCATGGACGCAAACCACACGCCGCAGACCGGCAACGGGACGGCGCAGATCGGAATTCCTTCCAACGCGGCGGGCTGAGACATGAACATTCTGCACGTCCTGAATCCCGCCAACGGCAAGGGCGAGATCGCCAGGCAGGACAACCCGGTCCCCGTCTACGGTCCGGGGGAATACGCCGCCTCATCCACCGTAACGCTGAAGCGGGACCTCAGCACGACGATGCAGACGATGCTTTACCCGAGCGGTGCGAAGTGGGCGAAGCTCGTATACCGCCTGTTGCCCGGAGCGACGGCGGTCACGAATCAGTTTGCCAAGTTCGTGATCAACGCCAGCAGCGACGCGGATGCGACCGGCAAGCTGGCGCTGGACGGAGCGTTCTATCCCATCGCCCAGGGAGACGAATTCGATGTTGCCGCGCAGGTGAGCGATCCGATCCTGCGCATCGACTTCGTGGCCGAGCAAGCGGTCGGCGCGGAAAAGACCATTTTCTCTGTGATCGCGGGGGTCTGACATGGGACGCCCGATTCGCGTAGGGACGATCAAGTCTCCTTCGACGGCGCAGGGGTATATCGCGTTCTGGCCGTGCTTTCAGGCCAACACGGACACCAGCGTCACCGATCGCAGCGGCAAGGGGAACAACGGCGCGTTCAACAGCCTAACCACCGGCGAGGCGTGGACGAACGCGAACCGCCTCAGCAACCCGACCACCAGCAGCCACAATGTGAGCCTGCTCAAGACCGCAATCACCGCCGCCGGGTGGAAGTGGAACACCGCGCGCAAGGACTCGCTGTTCGTCAGCGTGCGCGCTCGCCTGACGTTGCCGGGAAGTGCGACGTCGTGGATGGGCAACGCCAACAGCGCGGGGGAAGGCGGCATCAAGTGGAACGTCGACAACCTCGGGAAGTGGCAGATCGGCTTCTACGACAAGCTGGCCGCATCCTCCGAGTTCTCGGCGCTGACCGTGGTGGACGCCTCGTGGGGATCGAACGATCACACGATCGGCCTGTACCTGGACGGCCCGAACAACACCTACACGCGCTTCGTCGATGGCGTGGTGCTGGATGGCCCAACCGCGTTCACCACCGTGCAGACGCTGGAGCCGCAGTCGTCCAGCTTCGACTGGAATCTCGGTTGCTCGCAGACCGGGCAGGCGTCGAACGTCGTGTCTCAGTTCTCCTGCTTCCACATTCTCTATGCGCCGCAGTCCGCAGGCTCGTGCCAGCGTCCGACGCATCTGGCGATGCGCCTGCACCGTTCGCCGGCGTTGCTGGTGAGCGGCGGAACGGGCATGGAGTGGCCGTACTAGATGGCCGGCGTCCTGTTCAATCAGTGGTTCCCCGACGGCGGCAAGCCCGACACCGTGCTGGGCAATTTCGCCTACATGAACATCCTCGGCGCGGGCAGCGTGTCGCCCGTCGTGCAGACGCCGCAGAGCCTGGACGTCGTGATCGATCCGGTCAACCCGTCGCGCTACGTGTGCCGGCATCGCATCAAGCAGACTGATAAGCGATTTGGTGATTCGGCGCTCAAGGTGATGCTGAACGACATCACGCCGTCAGCGAGCGACCCGATCACCGACTGGGCCGGATCGTCGGCCGTGCGCCGGTGGTATCGATTCAGCTTCATGGTCACGGAATGGCCTGAGGAGCCGCAGCACACCAGTGGCTCGCAGTTGACCGTCGTCTGGCAGCTCCACGACCAGAAGGACAACAACCCGGACGTGTACGTCGAGCCGCCGCTGTGGCTCATCGACAACGGCGTCGGCGGGTGGGACCTCTGGAACACGTACGACGCCAACGCGAATACCAGCGACGCCACCAAGACGCGGCGCCTGCTCACCACCATTCCGCGCATCCTGAATCGGTGGGAAGACATCGTGATATGGATGAAGCCGTCGTGGACATCGGGCGCGCTCAAGGTGTGGCGGAACCAGAGGCTGATCTTCTCCGAAAGCGGGCCGCCGAACTGCTTCAATCACCAGGTCGCCAATGGCGGCTCGTTCAACTTCACCGAGGTCGGCATCTACGGCGGCAAGACCGGACAGGTTACTGACCGCACCGTCTACCACTGCGGATACCAGAGGGCCGACGAAACGTATTCGAGCTTCAACCAGTTCATGGCAGCCGTCGGATCGTCGCTGACGGAGCTTGAATCCACGACCCGCGCCAAGGTGTTCATGTGACCGACTCCCGCGTAGACGACTGCATCCGCGAGCAGGAGCAGATGGCCTCACGCCGTGGCGTGTGGGAGGGGCATTGGCGCGAGGTCGCCGAGCGCGTGCGCCCCAATCAAAACTTCTTCCAGCAAATGCAGCGCCCCGAGGGCGACAAGCGCAATCAGCGCATCTTCGACGACACCGCGCCGCTGGCGCTGCCGAAGTTCGCCGCCGCCGTCATCAGCATGGCATTCCCCGCCACGCAGACCTATCACAAGCTGGTATGCGGCGATGAGCGCGTGATGCGGGACGCCGAGAGCAAGCGGTATCTCGAGGGCATGAACAAGATCCTGTTCCGCGTGCGCTACGACCCGCGCGGCGCGTTCCAGGCACAGTCGGGCGAGGTCGTGCTGGACATCGGCGCCTTCGGCACCGGCATCTTGTTCATCGACGATATCGTCGGCTCGCACATCAGCTATCGCGCCTTCCCGCTGGCCGAGACGTACCTGGCCGAGAACGACCAGGGCATCGTCGATACCCTGCACCGCAAGTTCGAGCTGACCGCGCATCAGGCCGTGAGCAAGTTCGGCCTCAAGGCGCTGCCGCCCGCGATCCAGACGGCCTACGAGAAAGATCCGCAGAGCAAGCACTGGTTCCTGCATTGCGTGCGCCCAAACGCCGACCGCAAGCCCGGCGCGCGCAACTATCGCGGCATGGCGTTCTGGTCCTGCTACATCGCGCTGGAAGGTCGGCAGATCGTGGACGAGGGCGGCTATCGCGTGTTCCCGTTCGCCACGCCGCGCTTCGAGACCAGCCCGCGCGAGACCTATGGCCGCAGCCCGGCGATGAAGGTGCTGCCGACCATCAAGACCTTGAACGAGATGAAGAAGGTGATCTTGCGCGCCGGCCAGCGCGTGGTCGATCCGCCCATCATGCTCTCCGATGACGCCAGCTTGCAGGCGTTCAACACGCGCCCGAACGCGCTCAACTACGGCTACATCGACGCCAACGGGCGCCCGATGGCCGCGCCATTCGAAACCAATGCGCGCGTGGACATCGGCCTCGATCTGATGGACAAGGAACGGGAAGCGATCAACGACGCATTTTTCGTCACCCTGTTCCGCATCCTGGTCGAGGAACCGCAGATCACGGCCACCGAGGCGATGCTGCGCGCGCAGGAAAAGGGACAACTGCTGGCGCCGACGATGGGCCGCGTGCAGTCCGAACTGCTCGGGCCGACGGTCGAGCGCGAGATCGACATCCTCGCCAACGCCGGCGTGTTCGAAGCCGAACTCGGGCCGATGCCTGATGCGCTGCGCAAGGCGGGCGGCGCCTATGCGATCAGCTACCAGTCGCCGCTCAACCAGGCGCAGCGCGCCGCCGAGGCGACCAGCATCCTCAACACGGCGCAGGCCATCGGCGCCATCGCCCAGTTCGATCAGACGGTCGTCAAGCGCATTGACTGGAGCGGCGCGGCGCGCGTGGTGGCCGAGGTCAACGGCGTGCCGGCCACGCTGATCCGCTCGGATGAGGAAGTGGACGAACTCGACCAGCAGGCCGCGCAGCAGGCCGCCATGCAGCAACTGTTGCAGGCTGCCCCGGTCGCTGCGAGCGCGGCCAAGGACTTCGCGCAGGCTGGCGCCATTGCCAACGCCAGCGCACAACCGGCGCCGCAAGTGGTGCCGGCATAGGGGGAATCATGGACGAAAACGAGCAGGCGCCCGAGCAATCGGTGCTGGAAGAAGTCGAGCACGGCGCCGAGGCGGTCGTGGACTGGATCGAGCACGCCGAGGCGAAGGCGATGTTCGAGGCGAACGAGTGCATCGCGGCCATCAAGGTGCGATTCGCCGATGGCAGCATCGGGCGCCTGTTCCGGGACGGCACGCGCTCTTGATCCGCGAAGCCCTGCTACGCGCACAGCGCATCCTCAAGCGGCGCTCGCATTACCGCGCCGTGTTCGCGCATCCGAGCGCGCCGCATGTCCTCGCGGACCTCAAACGCTTTTGCCGGGGCATGTCCAGCCCGGCCCAATTCTCGCCGCAGAGCGGGATGATCGACCCGGTGGCTACCGGCATCGCCATCGGTCGGCAAGAGGTGTGGCTGCGCATCGCCACGCATCTGCACATACAAGACGCCGACCTCGTGAACCTGAAGGAAGAAGCCAATGATGAAGCGTAGACACTCCCTCATGGACGGCACGGCCGGCACTCCGGCTGCTGGCGGCGGCGCTCCCGCCCCCGCTCCCGTCATCCCCGCCGGTGGTTCGGCCACGGCCATCCTCGGCCAGGTGTCCGGCGACGTGGGCGTGGCCGCTGCCGCGCCGGCCGCCGATGCCGCGCAGTGGTACGCCGGCATCCAGAACGGCGATGTCAAGACCTGGGTCGAGGCCAAGGGCTTCAAGGATCCGCTGGCCGTCGCCGAAAGCGCCTATCACCTCGAAAAGCTGATCGGCTTCGACAAGGCCGGCCGCACGGTGGTAGTGCCCGATGACCGCGCCACGCCGGAACAGGTCGCCGCATTCCGCAGCAAGCTCGGGGTGCCCGAGACGCCGGACGGCTACAAGCTGCCGGTGCCGCAGGGGCAGAGCGACGCCTTCGCCAAGACCGCCGCGGCGTGGATGCACGAAGCCGGCCTGACGCCCAAGCAGGCGGAAGCCGTGGCCGCGCGCTGGAACGAGTTCCAGGGCACCGCTGCCAAGGCGCAGGCGGAAGCGTTGGCGAAGCAGGGCGAAGCCGACATTGGCAACCTGCGCGGCGAGTGGGGCGCGGCGTTCGACAAGAACCTCGAGTTTTCCAAGCGCGCGGCCGCGCAGTTCATTGAGGGCACGCCCGACCAGCGCGGCGAGGTGCTGACCAAGATCGAGCAGGCCATCGGCACCGGCGCCATGCTCAAGCTGTTCGCGCGCATCGGCGAGGGCCTGGGCGAGCATCGCATGGTGCAGACCGGCGACGGCGGCCAAATCGGCGTGCTGACGCCCGCTCAGGCCCGCGCGCGCATCGACGCCCTCAAGTCCGACAAGGAATGGACCAAGGCGTACATGGGCGGCGACAAGGCCAAGATCGCCGAACTCACCCGCCTGCATGAGTGGGCGTATCCGGCGGAGGCGGCGTGAGCAGGACTCCGAAAGAAAATCTCCCGCAATCGCAACTTCCTGCGACACAGCAACTCCGGCTTGAGGTATTAAAGCTGGCGTACCGACCCGACAAGGACGCACAGACGATCATCGATCGCTGCGTCTCCCTCGAGCGGTACGTGATGGAAGGCAAGACCGCGAGCGCCCCAGGCGCCGATTGATCGGCAAGGTCACGCGAAGCCCCGATCAGACCGCAGAGAAAGCTCTGCCGCTGCCCGGCGTAACCGGGTATGTCGCGGCCCCGGTATGGGCAAGCCACGTCGAGAACCGTTCCCAATTCTTGATGAGGTGCCCAGATGTCCCAGTTCGTCACGACCCACTTTGTGCAGCAGTACACGACCAACGTGCAACTGCTCGCACAGCAGCGCGGCAGCCGCCTCCGCGGCTCCGTCACCCCCGGCCAATACACCGGCAAGCAAGGCGTCCCGGTCGACCAGTTCGCGGCGACCGTCGCCACCAAGCGCACCACGCGCTATCCGAGTCTGACGCCGGCCGACACCAATACCGACCGGCGCTGGGTGTTCCCGTCCGACTACGACTGGAACGACCTGATCGACCAGATCGACAAGCTACGCATGCTGATCGATCCGCAGTCCAGCTACGTCATCAACGGCATGGCCGCCATGAGCCGCGCGATGGACGACGAAATCATCGCCGCCTTCTTCGGCACCGCCAAGACCGGCGTGGACGGATCGACCTCCACCACCTTCCCGTCGAGCCAGCAGCTGTCGGCATCGGAAGGCGCGTCGAGCGCGACCGGCCTCAACGTCGAAAAGCTCAAGGCCGGCATTCAGCTCCTGCTGTCAAACGAAGCCTGGGATCCGTCGAGCGGCGACCGCATCGCCTGCGTCATCACCGCCAAGCAGAATCGCAATCTCATGGACGAGGTGCAGGTCATCAACGCCGACTACAACGGCGAGAAAGCGGTCGTGAATGACGGCTTCGTGATGTCTTGGGGCAAGGTGGATTTCATCCACTCGGAGCGCCTGCCGCTGAACGGCTCCTCGCAGACCCGCTGCCCGATGTACGTCAAGGCCGGCATGCACCTCGGCATGTGGCAGGACCTCAGCGCCGATGTGAGCCAGCGCAAGGACTTGGCCGGCCTGCCGTGGCAGGTCTACCTGTACGGCACCTTCGGCGGGACGCGCATCCAGGAAAAGATGGTCGTGGAATGCCCTTGCGCCTAAGCGCCCATCCCAATCACCTGAAAGGAATTCATCATGGCAGTCGTCTACACCAAGAGCGCCGCAGTCACGAACCGCGACGCGACTCCGCACGTCATCAACGACGGGCGCATCCAGCGCGGCGTGCTCAAGTCCAGCGTCGGCAGCGTCGCGGTGGGCGCGGCCGATTCGGCCACGTCCTACTATCCGCTGATCGAGGTGCCGACCACGGCAATGATCCGCTCCGTGCTGCTGGAGTGCCCCTCCGGCATGACCTCGATGGCCGGCGATATCGGCGTGTTCAAGAACACCGCCAACTCGGCAGGCGTCACGACCGGCGTCGCGGCCAACACCGGCAGCGGCAGCATCTTCGCGGCGGCCACCACGCTGGCCTCGGCGGCGAATCGGAAGGAAGTGACGAACCTCAACTCCAACGCCTACCCGACCGACAAGCGCGAGCAGCCCCTGTGGCAGGCCATCGGCCTGACCGCGGACCCGGGCGGCACGTTCGACATCGGCATTAAGGTCACGACCGCGAACTCGGGCGCCGCCGGCCGCGTCGGTCTCGAAGTGACCTACACCGACAACGGCTCCTGATCCACCCTTTGTTTCTCCTCCAGGTTCCCCGGGCTTCGGCCCGGGGCTTTTTGAAGGGCTGATTCATGGCGACCCGACTCTACCGCTGCAACCCGCAGGACAACGACCACACCGTCACCGAGACGGGCGGCTCGGCGACGACCGCGCGGATCGAACTCACCATCGACTGGGATACGATGATCTCCGATGGACTCTCCGGCCAACAGGCGCGCATGCAGGCGTTGCTCGCTCTGGAGAAGATCGCCGCGTACATCGAAACGCTCGGCAAGTACAACGTCAACGCCTAACGGCTCGCTCTCATGGCGAGCCAGGTCGAAATCGGGAATCGTGCGCTCATCAAGCTGGGCAGCGCGGTCATCGCCAGCTTCTCCGACAACGAGAAGCCCGCGCGCCTGCTCTCGACCATCTGGGACACCGTGCGCCGCGCCGAACTGCGCCGCGCCTTCTGGTCCTTCGCCATCACGCGCACGACCCTGCCGGCGGACGCCTCGGCGCCGCCGTGGGGCTTCGGCAACGCCTTCCTGCTCCCGGCCGACTACCTGCGGCTTGTGCAGGTCAATGACTTCTTCGCCGTGCCCAGCATGTCAGATTACCGCGAGGGGGACGACAGCGCCTATGCGATCGAGTCGGGCCGCATCCTGACCGACTTCAGCGCGCCGCTCAAGGTGCGCTACATCAAGGACGTGACCGACCCCGGCCAGTTCGATGCGTTGTTCGTCGAAGTGCTGGCCTGCGCCCTGGCCGACGAGATGTGCGAGGCGCTGACGCAGAGCAATCAGAAGCGCCAGATTCTGGCCGAAGGGCGCAAGAACGCGCTCCGCGAAGCCGTGCGTGTTGGCGCGGTCGAGAAACCCCCGGTCGGAATCGCTGACGACGGCTGGATGCTGGCGAGGCTATGACGCTGATCTTCCCCGCCAACTATGACGCCTATCAGGCGGGCGTTTCATCGCCTGGGCAAACGGGCGCCGCCCACGCCGTGAGCGGCGATGGTCTTGCCGATGATGTTGTGGATCGACTGCGTGCCGTGGTGGAGGAAGTCACCGGCGAGCCAATCGCGCGCCCGGCGAACAAGATCGGGTTTTACTGATGGCCCGCGCCGCAGTCGCATACACCAGTTTCAACGCCGGGGAATGGTCCCCGCTCATGGAAGGGCGGGTTGACCTCCAGAAGTATCCCAACGCCTGCAAGCTGCTGGAGAACTTCATCCCCACGGTGCAGGGGCCGGCCGTGCGCAGGGGCGGCACGCGCTACATGGGCGAGGTGAAGGACTCCTCGGCCGTCACGCGCTTCCTGCGCTTCGAGTTCAACACCTCGCAAGCCTATGCGATCGAACTCGGCAACTACTACATGCGCTTCTGGGCGAATCACGCGCCGGTCACGGTGTCGGGCGTCGCCGCCTGGGTGACGACCACGGCGTACACGGTCGGCGATCTGGTGGTGCAGGGCGGCACGAACTACTACTGCACGACCGCGCACACGTCCGGCACCTTCGCCACCGACTTGGCGAACGGCGACTGGTACGCCTTGACGGGCAACATCTACGAGATCCCGACGCCCTGGTCCACGGCGGACCTGACCGACACCGATGGCACGTTCAAGCCCCGCTATGTGCAGAGCGGCGACGTGATCTACATCGTCCATCCGAGCTACGCGCCCCGCAAGCTCTCGCGGTACGGGAGCACGCGGTGGACGCTGACGCAGCCGGTGTTCGCCGGCGGCCCGTTCCAGACGGTCAACAGCGACGGCACGACCACGGTCTACGCCAGCGCCGCGACCGGCGCGGTAACGCTCACCGCATCGGCGTCGATCTTCCAGGCGGCGCACGTTGGCGCGCTGTTCTACCTCGGCGAGCGTGATGTGCGGGCGACCAACATGTGGACCGCTGGCGGCACGTATGGCGCCGGTGATCGCGTGCGGTCGGGCAACATCAACTACACCACGGCAGCCGGCGGGACGGCGGGCGGCACGCGCCCCTCGCACACCACCGGCACGGCGCAGGATGGATCGCCCGGCGTGGCGTGGGCATACAACGACCCCGGCTATGGGTGGGTGCAGATCACCGGCTACACCAGCGGCACCAGCGTGTCGGCCACCGTCCTCTCGACGCTGCCCTACTACACGGTCGGCGCCGGCAATGCCACGACCCGATGGGCGATGGGCGCGTGGAACGGCGTGGACGGCTACCCGTCACAGGTCTGCTTCTTCCGCGAGCGCCTGACCTTCGCCGCGGGCATCAAGGTATGGCTGTCCGTAGCCGGCGACTACGAGAACTTCCGCGCCAAGGACGACAGCGGCCAGGTGGTGGCGGATCAGGCGATCAGCATTCAGGTGGTGGCTCGCCTGGTCAACAACATCATGTGGTTGGACCCTGGGCAGGACTTGCTCATCGGCACGGCCGGCGGCGAATTCCGCCTCTGCGAACTCACCAAGAACCAGGTATTCGGGCCGGAGAACATCACCGTCCAGCCTCAGTCGGAATACGGCTCCAAAAGCATGCAGCCGGTGCGCGTCGGCCCCTCGACGGTTCATGTGCAGCGCAGCGGCAAGAAGATCCGCGAGCTTGCCTATGACTTTGGCCCCGACAACTACAAGTCCACCGACCTCACCGTGCTGTCCGAGCACATCACGAAGGGCGGCGTGGTGTCGGTGGCGTGGCAGCAAGAGCCCTTCTCGATCATCTGGTACGCGCGCGCCGACGGCACCCTCTGCGGACTGACCTTCAACCGCGAGCAGGATGTGGTCGCGTGGCACCGGCAGCCCCTGGGCGGCTCCGGCGCGGTGGAGGCGCTGATCGCCATCCCGACCCCGGACACCACGCGCGACGAGCTCTGGCTGCTGGTGAAGCGGACCATCAACGGCGTGACGAAGCGATACGTCGAGTACATGGAAGTCGAGCACCAGAACGGCAACAACGGCGACATCGGCACCGACCCCGAGCAGGATTTCTACGTCGATTGCGGCCTCAGTTACGACGGCGCGCAGTCGGTCACGCTCACACCCGGCGCCGGCGCGACCGTGGCGCACACCACGGGCGTCACGTTCACGGCCGGCGCGGCGGTGTGGTCCTCTGGCGATGTGGGCCGCGAGATTCACTATCGGTACATCAGCACCACGGTGGACAGCAACGGCAACACGATCAAGTCGTGGCAGAGCGCGAAGGCGCTCATCACCGCCTACACCGATTCGACGCACGTCGCCTGCACGATCAACCGGGCCTTTCCGTCGCTTGCCACGCTGGCCGCGGGCGCCTGGCGCATGACCGCCACCACGCTGTCCGGCCTGTCGCATCTTGAGGGGCAGACCGTGGACGTGCTGGCGAATGGGGCCGTGCATCCGCAGTGCGTGGTGTCGGGTGGCACGATCACCCTGCAGGCGGCCGCGAGCGTGGCACAGGTCGGCCTGCCGTGTCCGGCCAAGCTGTGGACCATGAGGATGAATGCCGGCGCGCAGGACGGCACCAGCCAGGGCAAGACGGCGCGGATCAACAAGGTGGCGGTGCGTTTCCTCGAGACGCTGGGCGCGCAGTTCGGCTCCGCGCCGACCGCTGCGCTGGACGATGTGCTGTTCCGCTCGACCGGCGACGCGATGGACACGCCGCCGCCGCTGTTCACCGGCGACAAGCTGGTGGACTTCGACGGCGGCTACACGACCGAGCCGCGCGTGTTCGTGCAGAGCAACCAGCCGCTGCCCTGCACGGTTGTCGGCCTGTTCCCGACGGTTTCCACTTACGACCGGGGATGATCGTGCGCCCCTACAAAGCCGACGATCTGCGCGACCTGGTGCTGCAGCCCGGGCAGGCGTACCTCCAGCCGATGCTGGCCGGCAGCGACTACGCCAGGACGCTGGAGCAGAGCGACGCGTGGACCGGCGAGGAGGGCGGGCGGGTGATCGGCTGCGCCGGCGTGGCCGAGGTATGGCAGGGCCGTGGCATCGCGTGGGCGCTGATCGCCAAGGATGCCGGCTCCCGGTTTGTCGCCATCCACCGCGCCGTCGCGCGTTACCTCTCGCTCACTTCGCTGCGCCGGGTCGAGGCGTGGGTGGATGTCGAGTTTCCGGAGGCGCACCGCTGGATGGCGATGCTGGGCTTCCGGCGCGAGGGCCGTATGGCGCGATTCACCCCGGACGGCCGCGACGCCGACCTCTACGCGAAGGTCCGATAGATGGAAGCGATCCCCATCCTCCAAGGCGTCGGCGCGGTCGTATCCGCGATTGGCGCCATCAGCCAGGGCAATTCGCAGGCGGCCAGCCAGCAAGCGGCGGCCAATGCGGCGAGCTACAACGCCACGGTGGACCGGCAGAACGCCGTGCAGGCGCAGCAGATCGCTGCGGCGAACGAGGACGCCCAGCGCCGCAAGAACGCCGCCATGCTTGGGCAGACGCGCGGCGCCCTCATCCAGGCGGGCATCGGCACGGACGGCAGCGCCGCCGACGTGCTGGCGCAGAACAGCGCCAATGCCGAACTGGATGCCCTCAACATCCGCTATGAAGGCGCCATGAACGCGCGCGCCTACAACAACAGCGCCATGCTCAACGATGCCCGGGCGCAGATGGCGCGCGACAACGCCGACGCGGCGCAGACCGGCGGCTACCTTGGCGCCGGGGCCTCGCTCCTCAAGGGCGCCGGGTCGTATCTCTCCAGCCGGCCGAAGGCGACCTGATGCCGGTCATCCCCATCTACCAGCAGGAGAGCCGGGCGCGGATGGTCGAGGGGCCGCGTGCCGAGGGCATGCGCGTCAGCGATGCCGTGGGCGTGGGCCTGCAGCAACTCGGCCAGGGCGCCGACGCGCTGGCGCAAGGGCTGATCGTCCAGAAGGTCGAGCACGACACCACGGCGGTCAACGAGGCGTACTCGGTCGGCTACTCGTCGGCCATGCGGAAGGTGCTGTACGACCCGCATGGCGGCTATTTCAGCAAGCAGGGGCGGGACGCGCTGACGGCGCTGCCGACCCTCGAAGGCTCGCTGACCGAGGCGGCCAAGTCGGTGCGCGACGGCCTGCAGAACGACAACCAGCGGCGCATCTTCGACGAGATGACGCGGAAGAACATCGCGTCGGAACTCGCCGCCGCCAACCGGCACGCGGAACAGCAGAATCAGGTCTGGCAGACGCAGACCAGCAATGCCGTGCTGGACAACCACGTCCAGAACGCGCTGACCCGGTACAACGATCCGAAATACGTGGACGGTGGAATCGCCGGCGCGCTGTACGAAATCCAATCCTTCGGCTCCCTGCGCGGCCAGTCGGCCGAGACGATGGCGAAGCGGGCGCGCGACACGATCCGCGCCATCCGCACCGGCGTGGCCGACCGGATGCTGCAGTCCGATCCCCTGGCGGCCGAGAAGTACGTGAAGGAGCACGAGGGCGAACTGGCCGGGCCGGAATTCCCGGTGCTGCTCTCGCGCGTCAAGGCGGCGGCGCTGCCGGTCGCTGCGAAGCAGGACGCGGACGCCGTGATGAAGGCCGCGAAGGAAGCCAAGTTGACGGCGGAAATGCAGCAGGGCGGCACCGCTGCGACCAGCACGGCGACGGTGGGCGACTTCGCTCCCGCCGTGGTCCAGCACGCGCCGACCATCGAAGCCGCGGCGAACGCGAACGGTGTCGATCCGCGCATCCTCATGGGCCTGATCCATGCCGAGTCGCGCGGCAACAACGACGCGGTGAGCCCCAAGGGCGCGCGCGGCATTGCCCAGTTCATGCCCGATACGGCCACCCGCTACGGCGTGGACGTGACCAAGCCGGAAAGCGGCATCAAGGGCGCGGCACGCTACCTGTCCGACAACCTGCAGATGTTCGGCGGCGACTACGCCAAGGCGCTGGCCGGGTACAACTGGGGCGAGGGCAACGTGAAGCGGGCCATCGCCACCTACGGCGACGGCTGGCTCTCCCACGCGCCGGCCGAGACGCAGAAGTACGTGAATGGCATCCTGGGCGCCGCGCCGCCGCAGAACGTGCGCGACGTGCGCGCTCAAGTGGGCGACCTCGTGCAGCAGGCGCAGGCAGCGGCCGAGAAAACCCGGCCAGGTGACATCCTCTACCGTGACATGGTGGTGCAGCAGGTGCGCGGCGCGCTGGCGCTGGACGTCGCCAAGGTCGAGGCCGAGCAGCGTCAGGCATACGGCGCTCTCATGCAGGCGAGCCTTGGCGTGGGGGGCCGTGCGCCGACCACGCTCACCGAACTGCTCACCATCCCCAACGCGCGGGAGGCATTCTCGAAGCTGGACGGCCCCGGGCAGCGCGGCATCATCGGACTGCTTGAGCACAACGCCAAGGCGGCGACGGGCGAATTCGTCAGGTCCGACCCCTTCACCGTGCAGGAACTCCACCGGCGCATCTGGGCAGAGGAGAACTCGGCGGACAAGATCCGCAACGCCGCGCAGCTCGCGCCGTTCTTCGGGCGGGTCAACCGCACCGACATCGACTGGCTGACGAAGCAGCTGGAGACGGCGCGCAGCCCGGAGGGGAATGGCTTCGCGCGCGACGCCAACCGGGTGGCGACGACCGCCAAGCAGATGATGCGCGCCGGCATCGTCGGCCAGATGCTCGCGCAGACGCAGCCCGAGCGCCTGGAATCCGCCGCGCTGGCGTTCCAGATCGACCTCGACAACAAGATCGACGCCTACCGGAAGGCGGGGAAAGACCCGCGCCTCCTCATCACGCCGAACACGCCCGACTATGTGCTGAAGCCCGAGGTGGTCGCCAGCTACCTGCAGCAGACGCCCGCCCAGGCGGTGACCGGCGCTGCGCAGGCGGTCAAGATGTCGGCCACGCGGGAGGCGTCCGGCAAGATCGGCGGCGTGCCGGCGCCCAAGCCTGGCGAGACGCCCGCCACCGCCGTGCCGGTCAAGGACGAGGCCGAATACAACGCGCTCGGGAAGGGCGCGTACTGGCTTGACCCGCGCGACGGCAAGGTCAAGAGGAAAGCCTGATGGGCTGGAACGACGACATGGTGGTGGCGCAGGGTTCCGCAGAAGCGGCAACCTTGCCCGTGCCGCGTGGGTCGTGGGGCACGGCGGATCCCGAGGTGCGCGTGCCTGAATTGCCGCGCATGCAGGCCGGCCCCAACATGGGCACGCAGCCGCAGGGGCGGCCGGCATCCGGCGTCTGGGACGCCATGCTGGCCGGCTGGCAGGGGTCGGGGCCGGGCCTGATCGCCCGCGGCAAGCTGCCCGACATCGTGCTCGACCGCGCGCAGTCGAAGTGGTACGAACGCGCCGTCGCCGGCATCACGCAGATTGGCGTGGAAATCCCCGAAATGGTGATCGGCTCCGCGCTGGGCGGCGTGGCGGGCACAGCGGGCGGCACAGCAATCGGCGGCCCGGTGGGCGGCGTGATCGGCGGCGTGGCGGGCACCGGCGCCGGCATGTTCGCTGTGCCCGGCATGATCCGGGAGGCGCTGATCCAGGCCTATCAGGGCGGCGAGGTGCAATCGGCCGCCGACTTCCTGCACCGCACCAGCATCGTCCTGAAGACGGGCGCCAAGGAAGCGGCCATCGGGGCGGCCACGGCGGGCGCCGGCGCGGTCGCGGCGCGGACGGTCGGCACGGTGCTGGCTCCGATGGCGGCGGATATCGGCGTGAAGACCGCAACGCGGGCCATCGGCGCGGCGGATACGGCGGCGCAGATCGGCACCATGATCGTCACGCCGGCCGCGCTGGAAGGGCGCCTGCCGGAGCCGCAGGAATTCCTTGACGCGGCCATCGTGATCGGCGGCATGAAGGCGGCGGGCGCCATCGCTCCCCGCCTGGCCGACATCTACGCCCGCACCGGCAAGACGCCGGCCGAGGTGCTGGTCGATGCGAACCGTAGCCCGGCGCTCAAGGAGGCGCTGGCCGATCCCGCCAAGGCTGACATTCCGGCCGAGTACAAGCCAATCGCCGACGCCGAGCGCGCGGCGCTGATCGTGCCGGGCGAGAAAGCGGCACAGGTGGCGGTGAGCCCCTTCGCCGACAAGTTGCCGCAGGCGGCGGGCGAGCCGGCGCTGCCGACGCACGTCAACTACAACCGCATCAACACGACCGAGGACGCGAAGCTGGCAATGGCGCGGCTGTCCGAGGTCTACGAGGCCGAGATCCAGACGCAGCGGCGCGGCGCGGTGTCGTGGCAGCAGACGGAAGCGGAAGCCGGCCAGATCCTCACCGACATGCTGGGCGCCCCGATCCAGCCGCGCGCGCCCGGCACGCCGGCCGGCGCCGCCGAACTGCTGGCACGCAAGCAACTGCTGGCCGGGGCGGCCGAGGACATGATGGCGGCGCGCGACGCCCTGCTCGTCAAGGGCGCGGAGGCGACGCCGGCCGACACCGCCGCCTTCCTGATGGCGATCGAGCGCAACGCCATGATCCAGGCCGAGTTCCTCGGCGCGCGGGCGGAAGCGGGCCGCGCGCTCAACATCCTGAAATCCACGGCAGTCGAAGCCGAGCGCGCCAAGCTCGTGCAGGAAGTGGTGTCCACGTGGGGCAAAGATCCGTTGAAGCTGGCCGAGGCGCTGAAGCAGATCGACACGCCGGAAGGCGCGCTGAAGTTCGCGCGCGAGGCGGTCAAGGCGACCAGCTGGGAGAAGTTCGTCGAGGCGTGGAAGGCCGGCATCCTGTCCGGGCCGGTGACGCATGTCGCCAACCTGCTGGGGAACGGCACGTTCGCCGTGCTTCAAGTGCCGCTCGATGCCATGTCGGCAGGGCTGGGCCGGCTGCGCGGCGCGTCGCCGGGCGAGCGCGTATCCTTCGCCGAGCCGTTCGGGCGGCTGATCGGTCTCGTCGAGGGCGCCAAGGATGGCCTGCGCGTGGCTGCCGCGGCGATCAAGACGGAAGATGCCCTGCAGGCCGGCAAGGCGGAGCAGCACCGGCATGCCATCGAGGGCAAGAAGGGCGAGATCATCCGCCTGCCGTTCCGCTTCCTGTCCGCCGAGGATGCCATCTTCCGGACGATGAACGAGCGCGGCGAGGCGTACACGCTGGCCGTGCGCCAGGCGGCAGGCGAAGGGCTGAATCCGCTGACTCGAGAGTTCCGGGCGCGCGTCGCGGAACTCGTGCAGAACCCCACGGCGAAGATGGCCGAACAGATCGCGGCGGCCGGCGAACGCCTCACGTTCAATGCCAAGCTGGGCGAGGCGGGGGCCAAGCTGCAGATGGCGATCAATGCCCCGCTGGTTGGCGGCGTCGCGCCCCTGCAGGTGCTGATCCCGTTCGTACGCACGCCGGCAAACATCGCCAAGGAACTGCTGGCGATTTCTCCCCTCGCCACGCTGACGCCTCGATTCTGGAACGCGCTCAAGGAAGGCGGCCCGGCCCGCGACCGCGCGATTGCCGGCGTGCTGTTCGGCACGGCCACGATGGCGATGGTGATGCAGTATTTCGACGAAGGCGTCATTAGCGGCCAGGGCGATCCGGACCCGGGCAAGCGCCGCGCGCAGATGGCCTCGGGCTGGCAGCCCTACAGCGTCAAGATCGGCAACACCTGGTACAGCTACCAGCGCCTGCAGCCGCTCGGCACGCTCATCGGCATGGCGGCGGACGCGGCGGCGGTGTCCGATCACATGACCGAGGAGGAGGCGGACAAGGTGCCGAAGATGTTGTCTGTCGCGTTTGCCAACGCGATCACGAACCAGACCTTCCTACAGGGCATCACGAACATCATCGGCGCCATCAGCGAGCCGACGCAGAAGGGCGCGCGTTTCGTGCAGGGGCTGGTCGGCTCGCTGGTCCCGAACATCATCGCGCAGCCAACGGCGATGGCCGATCCGCTGGCGCGCGAGATCGACAGCATCCTTGACGCGATCAAGTCGCGCCTGCCTGTGGCGCGCGGCACGCTGCTTCCGAAGCGCGACATTTTCGGCGAGCCGATCGCCGGAACCGAGCGGGCGCTGGGCGTGCTGCCGATCACCCGCAAGGAGGTGAGCCAGGACAAGGTGCGCAGCGAGGCGGCGCGGATCGGATTCTCGGCGGCGGATACGCCCAAGAAGGCGCATATCGGCAGCGGCACCGGCAAGATCGGTGATGTAAAGCTGACGCCGGAAGAGCGCGATGTGTTCGCGGATGTCGGCGGGCACATGGCGTACAACATCCTGAAGCCGATCGTCGAATCGCCGACCTGGGATGAACTTCCACAACTCGTGAAGATCCAGACCTATCGCAAGGTGTTTTCCGCTGCGCACGAGGCAGCCGCGTTCCAGGCGATCCCGATGGACAAGCGTTTGCAGTTGCAGCAGGAAATCGTCGAGAAGTTCACGCAGAAAATCGCACCGGAAGGTCCAAAATGACCGTAGCCACCACCACCGCGCGCAGCGCACAGAACGGCGACGGCAGCAGCGTCACGTTCACCGTCCCCTTCTACTTCCTCAACGCGACCGATCTGCTGGTGTACGTCGGCGGCGTACTCAAGACGCTGACCACCGACTACAGCGTATCCGGGGCCGGCGTCTCGACCGGTGGCTCCGTGACGTTCGTCACCGCGCCTGCGTCGGGGACGGGGAACGTGGTCATCATCCGCGACCCGGACCAGTTGCAGTC